ATATTCTATTCTTTAAAGGAAAGAGAAAGAAAGACATAGATAACTATACATTTCCTGTACACAAGTTCCTAATGGATGCGCTGGTAGAGCAAGAAGTGATAGCCGATGATAGTTATGATTATGTCAGGGGATTCACCACGAGTTTTGGTGATGATGATATGGAAGATAACTATGTGGTTATCGAATTAAATGGAGATGAGTTATGACACAAAGTGGTAGGCAAGAGATTATTAAGAGATTAGCAGAAGATTACGCAGAGAGAGCAGCAGTATTAAGTATGAAGTTTGAAGAAGCCTACACTAGATATGTCAAGAGATGTGAACTGAGAACAGATGAGAATCTACTACAGCAGTTTACCTGTGCTAACTTAGGGAGATTACCTATCACTACTACAGCAGGTAGGTCAGATGAATACATAATAACTACAGGTCCAGATGATTGTGAGGATGGTGTATGCAAACTATAAAGGACAAGGAAGAAGAAAGACATCCACCTCGCCCACCAATGTCACCATTTGATTTCAGGAGAGTGATATGTTTTTCCTGTTCTTGCTCTAAACTCCTCTAACTCTTCATCACTAAATTTATTATTAAGAGTAGCTAGGTAATCTTCTCTAGCAGGTGTAGGCTCTATCGCATCTTCTTTAGAATCTTGATACCAGTCCCAAGCTTTCTCACCTGCTAACATACCTATGCCTAAAGCTGCTCCCCAAGGAGTAAAGCTCCTAGCCTTCCAAGCTGCTTTTACCAAAGGTGTTACCCTCATATTCTTTTTATTACCTAAGTAAGCATCTAACCAATCTGCTGCCATATCATCTCCAATTCTGTGCAATACGATTACCTATCGGTCTACCCCATATACCAATAGCTTCCTGTACACCTGCTGGTGTATTCCAATGTTCATCTTCAAAGTCTGCGCTCCAGTAATTACCATCATCATCATCGTCTGGAGAAACACCTTGAAACCATCCCGGCTTTGTATTTACCTTACCACCAGTAATATCCCTATTGTCTATAGACTTTTCATAAGGAGGCATGTCTGGCATTCTTAAATCAATACCTTTGTCTGGAGCTATAGGAATAAGAGAACCATCTATATCTCTATCTCCTATTAATTGATTTTGATTAGCAGCAGCACTCACCCTTTGAATAGCAGGCAGAACCTTCTTAGCATCAAACTGTAAGTTAGTATTCTTAGGTGGTGATACAGGAGCAAACTCTTGCTTCTTAACAGGTGTTCTATCTGTTATCTTGCTTTCTACGCTACTTAATTTAGCTAACTTAGTTTCAGGAGTAGTAACCAACATACCTCTGACAGCAGGAGTACCAGCTCCTTGAGCTTTAGATAATTCAGCAGCAGCTCTAACTTCATTGGCTAGTCTGGATGCTTGATAAGCTTCATAAGCAGCAGCATTAGCATTGGTAAATAATTCACCTTGTCTTAAACCTTCTGTCTGATAAAACTCATCGCTCTTACTAAGATTATTCATCCTAGCATTATCGTTCATTATCTTTTCCATGTTAGCAGCAAGAGCAGGAGTAACTGTCTGATTCCTAGTTGCAGCCATCATACCATCAGCTTCCATATCTGGCATTCTTAAAGCATTGTAAGAATCTATAAGAGCTTCTTTTGATACAACATCCCCTCTAAAATTATCACGAGCAAACTGAGTGTCAACACCTTGAATAGCTAAAGTTTCTGAAGCATCTTTACTAAGAGCTGCTATTTTTGCCTGCTCATCGGCTATTGCTATAGGGTAGTTACTATCTGCTCCGCTCCTACCTGTGTTTGCCATAGCTGCTTCCATGTGCGCTATGTTTGCTTCATGATGACGAATCTTAGCAGGGATAACTGTTTCAGCATAAACAATCTCGCTATTTATATTAGGATTGTCAACAGTATCCATCCAATCTTCATTTACTTTCCTAGCAGTAGTTCTAGTTTCTTTAGTTGCATTTGCTAAAGCTATCATGTCTTCTCTAGAAACAACATTTAAGTCATCTCTGACAATATTAAAATCATCTATATTATCTACTTGGGCAGCTACAGCAGGAGCGTTAGTAGGTCGGGTTGCTTCAATATCATCTATTCTTTTAGCAGCTTCTGCTCCATCTATTCTAGTTGCTCTTGTAACTTCTGAGGCTGGCACATGCGCACCTATAGCTTCATCCCATACTAGAGTTCCTTCATAGCGTTCAGTTTTTTTAATTTCTCTAACTACTGCTGCATCAGAAGCAGCTCTAGAAGCTAGTTCTCCTTCCATAACTGTACCTTTAGCTGTATTAGCCATATCTTTACTAGCTAAAGCTGTCTTAGTTGCTTGTTTACTGATAGCAGTAAGTAAAGATTTAACTGCAAATACATCTAATGCTACGCTTACAGGTTGCTCAGCAAGAGAATCAGCAGCCTTTTCCAAGCTTCCGTATTTCTCAATATAATACTCATTAATGGCGTTGGCGTATTCTTTATTAGTCGCCCAGTCTTCAGGAAGATATCTTTCCCAGTCATCAGGTAATGCCTTCTGAGCATAACCGGCTGCTACTCTAAGTATCGCTTCTCCAGTTTCTATAGGACTAGTTATAGCATCTACTAAATAAGAGGTTTCTAATATTACATCAGTAGGTAGATTCTGAACTGCTGTATAAAGAGTCGAGAAAAACCCAGCTCCTTCCTCTCTTTCTTTAGGCTCTAGGCTGTACATATCCTCACCTGCTGCCTTATCCTTTTCATAAGCAGCTAAAGCTGCGTCTAGGTTATCTTGCATTAAACTTGCCATAATTATATCCTGTTAATTATTTTAAATAAGGGCGTTCTTTAGGCGTTCCATATTGAGGAAATCCTAAGAAACCTGTTAAAGTTCTTTCTAAACCTTCTGTTACAGAGAAGTCATCTGTTGTTAAAGACTGGACAAGAGGCTTAACTGAGATAGGTAATGTCTTTCCAAATAGCCACTTACCTACATGACTAGTTCCATCTTCATCTATAATGCGTGGACCTAGTGGTATTCCATCTTTCATTGAGAACCATTGTTTATTATACATAGCTTCTAGTAGAGTTTTAGGTACAACAGCTCCTTTATTACTTAATGTATGTTGAAAGTGCTGTATAAAATGTATAGGTTCTGCTATCTGTTTAGATATAACCATACTCTCACCATCTCCTAAGTCTAATTTACCACTCTGCTCTCCAAACCAAAAGTCCCATAAGCCATCGGCTGTTGGCTTTTCATTAGAGAAAGCTGAAGTCATCGCCCACCATAAAGCTGAAGTGTATATAGCTGCTCTAGCAGTATAGCCTCCATACATCTGCCAAGCTGCTAATATCTCTTTAGCTTTTGGGTCATCCCAATTCTCACCTTTCAATATCTTTTGATAGAAAGCTCTACTAGCAGCAGGCGCACCTGTAAATGTTTTACCTATAATCCTGATATTAGATATAGTCCAGTCAGGTGCAAATAGAAACATGTTTAACCATCTGCGTTTATTAACAGGCATGCTACTACCTACATAATCTTTCATCTTACCTATCCATCTATCAGGATTAGCTGCTGCATCTTCTAGAAGTTTAGCTGAGAAGTCATTAAAGTCTAAAGAACCAAAAGCATCATTAGCAAAAGTAGCTGCTTTTCTACCTGCTGCTTCTTCACTTAAGCCTCTCTTTATAGCTCTTTCTTTATGTCTTATATAAGTAGCTAATTTGAATCTATCATGTAGATATTCCCATGTTACCTTATCTATCATGTCAAAACCTTTCTTACCTAATTGTCCAGCAGCTCCTAGCTTCTCTAAAAGTGGGTCTACATTAGGTTTACCGGGGTTTATTAACTCTTGCTTCTTAATATTAACAACTTGTAAACCATTTCTAATAGCTTCTTGTGCTATATCATAAAAGGATTCAGTATTTAATTGAAGCTTAAGCCATTCTATATTCCCTGATTTAAAACCCGGTATGCCTAACTTATGCGCACCATGTTGAGCAAATCCTTTTAGTGCGCCTACTGGACCTAAGGCATACATAGCAGACATAAGTAAAGCTTGTGAATGGAATAAAGAACCAAATACAAAAACACGCTTAAGTCCATTATTTACTTTCAATAACTTCTCAGGTATAGCTATCAGTCCTTCTTTCTTACTGATAGCAAAGAAGTCATCTAAGATACCCATGACATTGTTATGTCCCATATAAGCACCTAAAGCTGGATGTCTAAATTCTTTATAGTGAAGTAGTTCTTGTTTAGAGTAATTACCACTTTCCTGCATCTTCTGAAAGTCTTTCTTTAATACTACAGAAGGCATCCTTTTTCTACTGGAGTATTGTTGGAACTCTTCTGTTCCTTTTCTCCAGACACCATCCCAATTCTCATAACCTTTAGGTTTCTTACCATTAGGAGCCATGTCTATTCTTCTCATGCTTTCTATAGCATTTCTTCCAACAATAGCTCTTGTCATACCTTGAGTATAGATACTTATTAATTTAACTGGGTCAGTTTCTAGTACTCCTCTACTTCCAATACCCCAAGGTTTCTCTGTAGTTAAGGAAACATACCTACCCCATCCATCTATATCGGCAAACTCCTCCTCATCTATCATCTTTTTAATCTCTGCCAAAGTACCTTTGATAGTTCTATCTTTAGTCCTCATATCATTTATTCTTCCATAGATTCTCATAAGAGCTTCTTCGGGTAATTCATCTACCCTTTTAAATATATGTGGAACATAGTTTGCTAGGAAAGCACCTGTGCCTAAATTGTTCCTATCTCCAAACTTAAATCTAGTAAACTTAGACTTATCTTTTATTAAGCCTGACTCTATAGCTGCTTCTCCTATCTCATCAAGTACTTTTCTATATCTCTTAGCTATGTCAAGTAACTCATCATTAATATATACTTCTCTATTCTGTACATATTGAGTTCGTTTAAGCATACCTCCTTCTAAGAAGTCTGTAAAAGCCAATCCTACAGTTTCTCTAGGAAGTGAAGATGTCTTACTTTTTACTATCTTTTCTATAGCTATGTCTAAATCATCAACAACACCTTGGACATTGGCTTCCCAAGCTTTAGCAGTAGCAGCATCTACTTCTAAACCTCTAGCTACTTGAGCTTTAATATTAGCTGTAATTCTATTAAGAGGCGTACCTTTAGTAAACGCCCTAGCTTTCGGACCTAAGCCTACAGCTAACATAGCAGCACCAGTATTTAAAGCTCTATCACTAAGAGGAGTACCTTCATCAGAAGCAAGCGCAGCTAAAGCTCCTGTACCTAATGTAGCTCCAGCTAATGCTTTAGGATTTGCTTCTAGGTAATCCATGGCTCTACCTATTTTCCCAGTAGGAGCTAAAGGAATCATATCTTCTTCTTGTAGAGAGTTTAACTCAGCATCATCCATCAAGTCTTCATCACTTCTACTTCTATATTCTGTAGTATTAACTTCATCGTAAGCTCTTCTAAGCTCATCGGCTGCTGTTTTGTTTATTTCAACATCTCTACCATCAGCTTCTTTCCATTGTTGGGGTTGTTTTCCTTCAGCTTCTAATCTAGCATCTTCATTCTTTAATTTAATATCAGCTTTCTCTCTAGCAAAGAGAAAAGAATTAAAACTATCAGGACTTTTAAGAAAAACATGCTCACTAGGAGAAACCTTTCTTAATCTACCACCTTCTCCTACATGCTTACTAAAGTTTTTCTTAAGTCTACTAAATACTTTAGCAGTTCTATTGTAATCTACTACAATATGAGGCATACCATCTGCTATATTCCTATCAATTACAGTCTTTACTCCAGTAAATCCTTTTAAAGTATCATTTTTATTTTTACCTAACCATTTGTTTTGCCTAGCGTATGCTCTTCCTTCTCTAGTACCTAAATCTACTAATATATAACTATCAGGTAGTCGGTCTTTATTCCACATTTCTCTAGAAGTATGGTAAACAGACTTTTCTTTATCACCAAATACAAGTTCTCTTTCAGTTAATTCAGGAAATATCTTTCTAGGATTCTTAGCTAACTCTTCTGCTGGATTAAGAATAGTTTGTTTTTCTTTAACTGTTGTAACTGCTTCAGTAACTGCATCTAATTCTTTAGCGTCTGAAGTTGCTCCTTTTATTTCATCAGGAGGTGTAGGTGTTTTTGTTTTAGGAGTAGCTTTAGTTAAATTAGAACCACTTCTTAACAAACCTAGTCCAGCTAATACACCAAAAGCAGCACCGAACTGTGCGCCTGTTTTTACCCTATATCCTTTTACATCACCTTGGTCTAACAAAGTATAAGCTGCCTCATAACCTGCACCAGCAGCAGAAGAAGCTGCTACACCTGTACCTATCTTAGCAATATTCCTCATGATTTTAGGTTCTATCTTATTAAGAGTATTAACTGCTGTCCTTAAAGCACTAGCTCCACTAGCTGTTTTAGCAGTTAATCCTACATAAGATAAAACACTAAGAGGTAAATCTTTTATCATCTCAGATGTAAATAATCCTAAAGTATAAGTAGGATTATCTTTTAACATCTTTAAAAAATCTATAACATCGGGGTCATTACTGTGGTCGATACCCCATCTCTCATTCATGCTCTGTCCCTTGACATCCATAGGAGCATCAAAGTCACCGCCTAGTTTTTTATAGACATAACTTAAATCTCTAGTAAGTAAAGATTTTCTTCTTCTCAACTCTTGTATAGTATCGTATTCTTGCTGAGTAAAATCTCTAGTTTCACCTATCTTCTTATAAAGTTCTAGCTCATCATCTACAAGATTAGCTCCAAACTCTATCCATCCTCTTTCTACAAACCACTTCTCCATCAAGGGGTCATCTTCTTTATATGCTAAATTAGATATAACCTGTCCTGTTAAAGCGGAAGTTGCCCAAGAACCGAAAGAACCATAACCCAAAGGATTTAGAGAAAAGCCTTTTTTCTCAGGCTCACTAAAACGAGAGTTATATAGTGCCATTTCAGCAGCTAATTGTTTGTTTCTTTCTTCTACGGATAGCATTTTATTATCTGTTAATACTTAAAAGTGGACTACTATCTCCTCCTAGTTTAAGTCCAGAAGAATCTCTAAGGTTTAATAATTTACTCTTTTGAGCAGCTTCTACTTTCTCTTTAATAAACTTCTCCCACTCCTCATCTTCTAGTAAGTTAGCATTAAAAGCTTCTTCTGCTGAGTAAGTAGGTACATTTTCAGCAGAGCCTTCTTCCATAATAGCCATTGCTCCTGATTGAATCCAGTTATCTTTAGCAGCATCTAGGTTATTCTTCAAGTCATCTCTATAATTACCTGCCATTGTTCTATCTATAGTACCATCACTCGCTGTAAAGTAAGAATAAATATACTTAAGTGCGCCTGTAAAAGTAGTAGGAGGTACTTCACCAGTAGGTATATTATTTGTAGCAAACCATTGTTGTATTGTAGCTGACTGTCCACCATCAGCAGGACTCATAACAAACTCACGATTTAACTTAGTTCCGTGCTTTATCATTACATTCTGTAACTCAGCAGATTCTGTAGCTAATTCTGCTGTAGCTAATTGAGCATCTCCTACAGCTTGTTCTGTAAGCATCTTCTGGAGTTCTGCTCCTTTCTCTGGATTAATAGCCATTACTGCATCTACAGCAGCTCGCCTACCAGAGTCTGTTTCAAAGTCAGCACTAGAATATATCTGCTTTAGCATGTCTTCTTCATCTTGAAAGCCTGCTAGTTTACCTAGTGAAGACATCATACCTCCATACCCTGAGAAAGCTAAGTCAGAAGCATAAGTATCAAATCCCGGTCCTACATAAGCTGTTGAATCAGATGGTTTAAAATCAAACATTCCCATTATTTATTCTCCTTATAAATTGCTATATACATTCTTACTGAGATAAGAAGCTTGAGCAGCAGTCTTAGGACCTGCTCCACCGTATTGTGTATTATTAGAACGAGAACCCCAGCTATACCCTTTATCAAAACCTTTAAAGTTTTTAATCGCTTGTCCCGGACCTGCGTACCTAGCTCCTCTATATCTAGCATTAGCCATATTAGCTCCTGAAATATATTTAGAACCTGCTATAGCAGCATCTGATAACATACCTCCTATACCTACGCCTAAATTAGCATAGTCTAAAGGTAGTTGTCCTAATTGCGCTGCTCCAGATACATCTTCTGATACTCTAGTCCTGTATCTATCTATCATATCCTGTACTCTATCGCTAGCTGATTGTCTAACTTGTAAATTAGTAGTTCCTTGAGCTTCTCTTAGAGCTTGTGATTGTCCCATACCTCCAGTAGAACCTAGCATTCCTCTTGCTACAAGTTGAGCATCTAAAGCTTCTCTTTCTGCTTCTTGTTCCGGTCTAAGAAGAGCCATTTGTTGCTCATAGTATCTGTTTTCTGCTGTAATTGGGTCTGCTTCTATACCTGATAAGTAGCCTCTATTAGCATCAGCAGAAGCTATCATTGCATCTTGTTGTTTCTGGAAAGTATCAGATAAACCTAAGCCTACTGCTTTACCATCAGCATCAAACTTAACTCCACCTAAAGAACCAGCTACATTCCAAGGCAAAGATTCTGTTAAAGCGTAGTCAGCAGCTTCTTTCTGTCCTTCAACTAAAGCTTTATTAGCTTCTTTAGCTCCTTTAGCTTGTAAGGCGCTTCCTATTGCACTTGCTATTAAACTCATTGCGTCTGCCATTCTATTCTCCTATGCTGTTCTTCGCCACATATATACTACGATATATGGTTGTACAATGTCGTGAGTGTGCGCTCCACCCCCGCCTACTGGTCTTACTGAATTTGTATCTGTATTAATCGGACCTGCTTGTGTTGCTGCTGATACACTTGTAATACTATCTGCACCAGAGCCTCTAGTATATAAATCGTGGTCGTGTGAAGGTATTTCTGCAACTGTAAGTGTATGACTATCAGTTTTAGAGCCACCAGTTTCTAATACAGTATCAAAATCTGTATCACTAGAGTCAATACCTACCATTACTTTACCTTCACCAAATGCTGTCCAAGTACCAACACCAAGTAATGTAGCAGGATTAGTAGCTACTACTGAAGTATATATTGAGCCTACTGGATAAGCGTGTCCGTTAATGACTGCTTTATCAACTGCTGCAACTGCTGTAGTTACATAAGCTGTAGTAGCTATTTTAGTAGAGTTATCAGAAGCACTTTGAGTAGCGGCTGTACCGTTATTCATAGCAAAGTCTTCGCTAGAATCTCCGTTTAAATCTGCTTTAGAATTAACTGCTGTTCTAACTGTTGTAAATTCAGTATTAAAATCAGAACCGGAAATTACCTTCGCAGCATCACTATCCGAAAGCGCATCCTTACCTGACCAATTGACTGCTATAGTGTAATTACTCATCGTATTTTCCCTTGTAAAGATATAATTGATAAATCTTGAATAGAAGCATCATAACCATTAGATACAATACTCATATTTAGTTTTAATGTTTTAGCACTACCTGTTAATGGAGTCTTATATTCTTGTAAACCATAGATAGGTGTGTACTTAACATCTCCCCATAAAGAAGTAGATGCTCCATATAAAGCAGTAGTGCTAGTAGTAGAAGGATTTAAGGCTATCTCAGTAGTACTAGAAGAACTCATACTATAATCTTTGTACCACCTAACTCCTAATGTAGCTCCTGAACCGCCTTCAAGTACAAGTATTAATTTTTTTAATATAGCAGCAGCTACTGAATCACCCATAGGTATCCATATGGAATCAACATTAGCGGTGATACCAGAATTAGTATAACTAGCTGCCGAATTAACCCAAGCCAAATCCGTATCAAAATATCCTTCATAACCTGCTATCCCACCATCCTTTTGTCCTACTAATAAACCGCTATACAATTCAGTATCTATCATACTAGCGGGTTCTCTATCGTTATCAAAACTCCATGTTGTTACCCTAGGTACTTTATTAGGAGTGAAGTGCTTAAAATCAAATGCGTATGTAATGTTCTTCTCTGTAAAAGTAAGAATATAAACACCTTCATCTTCTAAATAAACTGATTTAACAGCAGTACTTTGTGATATGTTTCTTATTAAGGTATCTTTTATATTAGCACTGTAATCAGTTAAAGGTACTTTATCTTTCTCTGTAGTACGATTAAGTGAACGCAATCCTGTAGCTGAAAGAAATACTAAGTCATCTCCTACCGCTTGTACTGAGTCTCTATTAACTAAACCTACACCACTTATAACTTCATTTAATGACATATTAGCTACATCATCAGGATTATCATATATAGCTATGTTATTCTTACCGAATATAACTAACTGTCCAAAGAAAGGAGCAATGTTTACTATCTCATCATTATCCCAAACTTTCTTTAAGTCTAATAATCCTGAACCTGTACCTGTATAGTCATCTCCATCTAATAAAACAGAGTAATACATTACAGCTTTTTCTTCTGTTACTCCTCCTACAAACATTCTACCATAAAAACCCATACCGCAACTAGGGTCAAATGTAGTTAAACCTGAAGGCTTCGTACTGTTATTAAAAGCCGCCCATTTAGAACCAGAACCTAAAGCACCATCATATCTTTGAGGTACAACTCCTGCGTGAAAGCAATGTAGCCTTTCATTAAAGTTTATAAACTGCCAATTACCTGAACTACCTGAAACGGTATGCTTAACATCAGCACCGCTACTAGGAAAAGCAGCATTAGGAGATGTAAAGTCAATTGTGTAAATAGAAGTCCCATGACTAGCAAATATTTTATTAGTTCCAGCATCGTTATGTTCTACCATAGAACCTATAGCTGTACCAGTAGGAACTACTTTTTGTTTTAATCCTTTTCTAAAAGAAATTCTACCTGACTCTCTAAGCATTACATTGTCAGCAGCAGTAAGGAATGAGGGGTCTAACATCGAAGGGTTATACTGCGTATTTAAACCATTAACACCTAAGTTACTTAAAGATTGTAATGCTAACTGTTTAGCCATTAGTGAATATTTCCCATAAACCAGTCAGACTCAAATTGAGTATTTCCACTATCCATTAAGATAGCTTGTGATATAGCAGTACTAGCTTCAGCAGCAGCTATAGATGATTGTGTACCTCCATCTTCTCCTCTTTCCGACAAAGCTCTAGCAAAAGCTCCTAGTATTAAAGGTTTAGTAGGTATCTTAACAACTGTACTAGCGTCAGTTAATACATCTTGATACTTAACCATATCAAAAGAAATAATTTCTGCTTTACTAGGAGTAGGTGATAAGTCTATTTTAAGATTATTAGAACTATCTGCTCCATTAAAACCATAGTAATGAGGTTCTCCTGTAGAAGCTGTAGGATATCTTTCTCTATTAAGGTATGCTCTGCTTACTTGCACTAGCTCATTGCCTGTAGCATTATTAACTACATCTAGTATCTTAAATTCTTGTCCTGAACTAAGATTATAGTTTTTAGTACCTGCTACTGTAGTTACAGCAACAGTTTCTCTAAGTATTTGCCAGTCATGATAAGATTCTATACTTCTTTTAGCATCATTAACTAAAGCTCCTATGACTTTATTATAGTCAGATACAGTAGCACTATCGTTAATAGCACCACTCCAATCAGTAGCAATAGGTGTTTCTCTTAGCCTTATTAATACTTCGTTTATTACTTCTCTAAATGTCATTTACTTCCCCTTAGCTAATTGCGCACCGAAATAGAACTCTATTATCATAGTCGCCCATTGGAATACTTCATCAAACTTAAGTACTGCTCCTGCTTGTACAGTTACATAGTCCATTGTATCAGGTGTTAGCTGTATACCTAGTAGGCTAGCTCCTTCAATTACTGTAGGTATTACTGTAGGTACATTAAAAAACACAGGAGCTATCTGTGTAAAAATAATTAAAGCTAGTATAACTAAAATTATAATTCTTCTATTCATCGCAGCCATTGGACTTTCTTTCTGTGCCATTGACCTAGCTTGGTTGATAGAATCATTCCTAACTTGTAGGTTTTCTATCATCATCTTTTGTTGTTCTTGTGCTGCTTGACTTTTTAAAGCAAACAACTTAGCAACAAAGCCTAAAGCTATAGGTGCTATATTTGTTAAAAATCCTATCATGCTACTAACCTCAATAAATTAAACATCCCTACTTCAGAAGCTATAAAGTAAGCAAACCCACCATATATAAAGTATCTAATTTGATTTAATATGTTAAATATCTTTTGTATTTTAGCGTTAGTATCATCAATCTTACTAAAGAGCTTAGCTATCTGTGAAGAATGTTTATCTAACTGTAGCTGTACTCTTTTATCTTCCATGTGGCATATTAATTCCTTAGTTTGCTAGTGGGTTATCTAAAGACTCTTGTATTCTTTTTTCCATATCTACTTTAGTCTTCTCTACTTTTACTTCAAATCTATCTAGCTTTGTATCGTAGCTAGTAAGTTTTGTATCTACTGACTGTAGTTTACCATCAACTTTAGATTCTAAGTTCCATTGTGCGTTCCGTAAATCTGTCATATCTTTTTTTAATTCTATCTTAATAGCATCAGCATGCTGTTCAATTCTAATAACATCTGATGAAGTTTTCTTCATCTGTCCAGCTATAGCATCAAGGTCCAAATTAGCTATTCCTTCTACTTTCTGATACATCAGGAACCCTCCATATAGCGAACCTACAATTGTACTTATAAGAGCAAATGCGCCAACGAGAGTAGTATATGTAAACTTTAAACCTAAAAAACTTAATCGTTTATCTACTAAACCTTCTACCTGTGCTACTTTTTCTCCTAAATCTGCCATTAGTTATTGAATGCTCCATCATTTTGTATCATTTTTAAGTATTCAATCTCTTGTTTAAGCCTTTCTACCTCTAATCTTCTGCGTTGTAACTCTAATTGATACAAAGTATTGCAATTTATACGCTCACTTGGTCCGTCTAACGGTATAACTAATCTAGCATACAACCCTATATCTTTAGATTGAGGGTTATTAGGGTCTTCTTTTCCTATTATAGGTACTATAGCATTGTTTATTACACCTGTCATACCTATTTCAAAGTTTGTACTACCTCCTATAGCATTTTTGCAATCTAAATCACCTGCTCTAATACTATCTGAACCGCTTACAGAACTCATACTAGGCAAAGAAAAACTCATTGAGTTGCTATCTGCTATTACTTGTGTGCTAAGAAAGGCGTAGCAACACACATACCTTAACCATTTCACTTAAACCTCGAACATATCCTAGATTCTACTATAGGTTTAAAACTATCATTACCTCTAAGTTTAGATGTAGAACATATATATTTAGATTCTTCTACATTTCTATCACTAATATAAACATCAAATCTAACACGCTGTAAATGTTTTACATTAACTATTTTATATCTTGTAACAAAAGGTATAGGTTCCCAATCTTTATCAAACACACCTATTTGATACCATTGTACATCTTCCCTTTTATTAAATATCTGCATTGTAGTCATCTTAGCAGTTGGTATAAACGACATTTTCCACTTAGGGTAAGTGGGTGTCATATCATGTGCTGCTACACTACCACATAGCAACAACCACAGTATTACTGGGCGATACATTCTGCTACTACGACTGCCGAATATGAACCACCAGGAAATGCCTTTTGTTGTCCACCACCATATGTAGCAACTGAGGTAACACTAAACCAAGTCGTACCAGCGTGTACTAAATTATAAATTCGCATTGCACCACCATCTGCTGTTGTACTAGCAGCTTGATAACCTGACATATCATTAGACGATGTTTGTGCTACTGCTACTGCTCCTGTCCAGACAACAGTATCACCTAAACTTGGACTTGAACTAAAAGATGTAGGGTAACTTATCTGAGCTTTGTAAGCATTAGCAAGAGAAGTATCAACACGAACAATAGGTACTTGTCCAGCACTTGCAGGCAGCGTAGTTAGTGTGTACGCATTAGGGTTTCCGTAATAACCTGCGGTATCAGTATTGACTGTACACCTTGACTCTACATTGCCATTAATATTAGTATTGGCTTCTACCTTGCTCGCAAATAAAGAACATCCAGTAAGTCCTACCATTAAAAATAAAGTTATTAATTTGTTCATTTATACTGCTCCTGTATCATTTCGTTGTGTAATTGCTCTTGTGTTAAACTTCTAAAAACTAACCTGTTATCTACTACCTTTCCACCATCTAACTGAGTTGTATCACGATATACTCCACCTGAAATCTGTGCTACATAATAAGCATTCATATTGGTAGCTTGGTTTATGCTTTTTAATATTGATGCTTGTGATGCTGTGTTGGCTATCGTTAAAGCATTTTCACTAGCAGCCATTGCTATCTCTAATCGTTCTTTTTCTTCTTCATCCTCATCATCGGCTTTTGCTTCTTCTTCTTTGTCATATAATTTATCATCCGTCTCCTTTGTTGCAACCTTAACAAATTCATCGTCTAAAGCATCATATATTTCTATCTTGGGTACAACTGGTAGTGGCGGTATATAATCTGGACAACTCTCATCATTCTGTGCGTTCCTACATAAATCCCATCTGTACATATAAAGTATGGTTACATCTTCAATACTGCCTGTACCTGTACCTCTTATCCTGCCATCACCAAACTGCTCAATCGGTGTGTAAGGTAAAGGTATGACATTCTGTATCTTCATTCCGTATTTACCATCCCAGTTATGCTCCTCTTGAAAAACATAACCCCCACCTACTTTGTCGCTCTCTATCGTAACTGTGAAATCATCTACTACATTCTTAACTGCTGTGTAGTTGTACAGTACACCACTTATATCTAAACCTTCTTCAGCACTAACACCTAAAGTGCCTGTATTCATCTTCCAAGTATTGCCATATAAAGCAGCATTACTTGTATAACCAAATTCGTAACTAAAAGAACAAAAAGGCAGCAGCAACAGTACCCATAATAGATAAGGCTTTATCACGCTTTTCTGCAACACTAATTTCATCTTTCTCCTTTGGAACTGGTATTTCATTTGTATGTACTGCCCAAGCATCTTTTGCCTGTTGTCCTATTAAACCATCATACGGACAGTATGTTCCCGCTTGAGCCATCGCCCTAAAAATATCTGGGTCTTGACACATCACACTAACTGCTGCGACTTTCATTCCAAACATATACAGCTTCTGTGCTTTCTTTAACCTTAAACAATTTTCTTCTGTGTATGTCGTACCTACTGACAATCCTAGTATCTGTGTCTGTACTGAACCACTAGAACTAATTGTACATAAATCACTATTGTTTCCACTACCAAACTGAGGCGATATAGCACTAGGTGGCGGACTAATTACTTCTGTTTTTTGATTGCCATTTGTTGTTACTGTGCTAGTAGATTCTGTAACTATAGGGTCTGCTGCAAATACAGAACTTACTACTAATAAAAATAAAATTAATTTACGCATATAAAGTATACCAACCAGTTACAATATATTTTTCATTACTAATAGGTGGATTGCCTCTATGTGTTGCCATATAATTTGCAGGAAATAAACATATTTTTCCTTTTTCTGCTTTTTCTCTATGTGCGTGATATAAAAATTCTGTTTCTCCGCCTTCCTTTACATCATTTAAATATATTGTCCATACTGCAATTCTATTAGAAGATGCTAAATTTGTATCTTCGCAATGCCAAGTGTGAAACCCACCACCTATTTCTGTTTTTTGTACTTTTTGTTTTGTGCTTTTTATTACACCATCATCTAAATATAAAGTGTTATAAATATCACAATACTCTTTAGCTGCTTCTGTTAAATATTCATTAACACGGGAAGTTAAAGTTCCATTTATTTCATCTAAAAATAATGATTTATCTTTTCTATTGTTTGTACCATTATGTATCTGTTCATTTGCAGAGATTGTACTTGGATTTTGTTTTTGTACAGTTTCAAAATAATCAATTAATTCATCACAAAGTTCATCTGGAACTTTAATACTTGAAACCAAAATACCACTACTATTTGTTGTCAAGAGATATTCCTTTTCTAGCACCAACTAATTTATTAAATTCTGCTTGTCCTTTTACTGTTTCATTTCTAAAACTTTCTAAAGCAGCAGTTTGTCCTCTATTAGTAGCTGACATTTCTATTTGCAATGTAGGCATCCAAGTTATGGCACACGACCAATCATCAACTGTTTTCCCAGTATTAGCATCCATACCAACAACTTTTGTGTACCACATACACCTGTAGATTTTATTATCCTTTATTTCCTCACACTCACTTCCAAGAGGACAGGTAAACTCTACCTCTAAATCTTTTTTTCCTTTCGGCATAACCTATTGTTATTTAGGATATTTGTCTTTAACTGCTTTAATTGTTGTTTTCCATCCATCTATACCATTATGATAAATATCATCAAGTTGGTCTGCGATTGAAGGATATTCGTTTTCTCTTTTCCATCCATAAGTAGCTTCTAAAGTTGCTTTGTCATTAGCAGCTTTAGTAGCAGCATCATTAGCAGCTTTAGTTTCAGCTTCTTTAGCAGCATTTATTTCAGCTATTTTAGTATCATAATCATCTGTTATTGTTGAATAAGCATCAATACTAGATAATGTTGTATTATCCGTTCCATCATTATATTCAACCCATCCAGAAGAACCATTCCATTGTATTGCGTGTACATTTGCAGGTAAATTAACAGTACCTAATGTAACACCGACACCATCTCTATCTACAAATTTATCATCTTTAATTATTGTTAGTGTTGCCATTATATCTCCTATTAATCGTAACTACAAATTATTACATCAATATACTGCGGTGTAGTAATTGAACCAGATAAATTGTGTTGGTGGCTACTACCACCGCCTGTATTTGACATATTTGCTGTATTTATCGCATTTATCGAATTACTACCATTTGTGTTATTTACATAAAATTTAGTACCTGTACTGCCACCACTTGCAAATTGATTACCGCCTGCTGTTGTATGGTTATGTGAAGGCATTTCACTTGTGCTTAATGTGTGTGAACCTGCTGCTAAATTATGTGCAGGAGATGAAACAGCAGCACTACCACCAGTTCCACCACCACTACCTGATACTACTCTTAAAAGTTTATCGTTTTGTGCTGTTGATTTAGTCCATCCTGTTGGTGCTGATGCTTGAAAAAATGCCATTACAGTTCCAGATGGAATTGCTCCACCTGCATCTGCCCAAGTTAAACCTCCAGTATTACCAGATTGTTTACTAAGAAACTGTCCATTACTGCCTGCATTTGAAATTTTTAAGTTAGCTTCATCTACTACATCATCTGCAATAGTAAGTGCTGTAGCACCTGTTACTTCACCTGTATGTGTAGCATTAGTTACTTTAGCTGTGTTAGCTGCAATAGCTGAATTAATAGAGTTAGCTAACTTATCTGCATCTACAGCATCATCTGCAATGTGTGCTGTATCAATACTTCCATCTGTGTAATGTTCTGAGTTAATAGCATCATCTGCAATCTTAGCACCAGTAATTGCATCTGCTCCTATCTTAGCAGTAGTAACTTGCAAATCACCAATATGTGCTGTGTCAATAGAACCGTCAGCATAGTGTTGACTATCAATTACATCATTGGTAATAGCTGCTCCTGCAATTGCACCACCAGTAATATTAACATCTGTCTTAGTTGCTGCGCTTAAAGTAGCTGCTGTAACACGCAATTGAAAGTTGTCACCAGAGTCAAAGGCTTGAGCTGTTGTACCATCTTGCGCCCTAGTTACTGTAAGTGATGTAGTTCCTGCTGTTACTTTAACTACTTCAATCTTAGTATTATTAGTATTTGCAATTGTAGCAAAGTAGTATTCGTTGCTTCCTATAGAAGGAAAACCACTATTACTAGCTATAGCAATTGTTGTTGTTGAGTCATTAATGCCTGCACTTAGCGTTGTCGAGGCATTATTTGAATAAATTACAGGCATTGTTTAACCCCCTTAAGAAACTGTAATAGTCCAAGTGATTGTTAGTACATCACTCGCACCTTTATTAACCGCACTAAATACTGTTCGTGCCAACATAGTACCGCTAGATGAAGCTGAAAATAAACCTGCTTCTGTTAATGAACCAGTACCATCTCCTGCATTCCATACTGCTGTATATGTAACTGTATTTGTACTTGGAGAACCACCAGATGTAGATAGAGCATTTCTATCTGACTCTGTTTGTAGCGTAGTATCACCTGCTGCTACAGCATTAGTACCAGTACCTACAGCCATATGAGTCATAACTGAACCTGCTCCAGTAATTAGACTTGCTATATCGTTTTTTCCAGCAGTAACGATAGTGTTAGGGATATCTCTAACAACTTCTCCGTTCTTCTGGATAGTTACTTGTCCAGTAACTTTAAAGTTTTCGTTTAACATTTTTACTCCTTTAATTATTAAATTGAGATAAATTCATAGTAACATCATCTGCATTAAATATACTTGATACATCAAATACAAACCCTATACTATCACTAACACTTACAGTTTCACTTACTGGCTTAGAAGCGTGTAATGAAACTGAATCGGACATTGTTACTGAGTCTGTGTAAAACTCTTGGTCATATCCAATACCATTAAACAAACAGAAATTAAAACTAAAGTTATTAAACTGTGTGTTTAAACTTTGCATATCTAATCCAACACTATCAGTAATAGTCATTGAATCTGTACTGCTAGGCTTAGCGTGTTTTTCTACAGTATCTGTCTGTACTGTTGTGCTTGATAACAATAACTTTTCGTTATTTAAAGCAACCGCATCAGACATTGTAATGGTTTCATTAACATCCCTAGCGAATGAAACAAGTATACTATCTGTTACAGTAATGACATCTGCTAGCCAAACATCATCTATAATTCTTCTTCTTTCCCAAACAGCAGCTCGTTTAGTAATAGACCAATGAGGTTTATTTCCTGTAGGAAATTTCCTAACTATACTTCTTATCTTACCTCTTCGGTCAATACGAGTTTTCTTAGCCATTATCTAAATAACTGTCTGCGTTTACCAATAGACTGTCTATCTTTTAATGCTATTAATTCTTCTTTAAGGCTTTGAGCCATTGGAGAAAAGCTTCTGATAACTCTTGAATCTTTTCTTTTAGAAATTGAACCTGATGGCGTACCCTCATACGAGCCACCCTTACCTCCAGAACGACTATCTCCCGGAGTTTTTGTAGATTTATGATTGACTTCATATACTGTTGCCTCTATCTTTCCTTTTTCGTTATTTGATTTAAGTGTACTTCCTCCATAAGTAGGAGCTTTTCCTTCTGATTTAACTTCTTCAAGCTCTTCATCACCTTCCATTAAATCTTCTAACATCTTTAATATGTTATCTATTTCACTTTCTTCTTCAGGTTCATCAGCAAACTTTAAAGCATTATGCTCTTTAAAATGTTCTAAGTCCATATCTATATCTGAATACTTTTCATAGCACTCATCTAGAAACCTAGACCAGATTTCTCTTAGTTTAGTTTTAAAGCGTTCTAACTCTAAAGTTTCAACAGAGTCGTGGTCGCAAGTGTCTTCAAATATATCCATTAAACTTATCCTTACTCTTTCGTTTTTGTTCTCTCATGGCAAACCTAGTCATTTCATACCCATAGCTAGGTCTAACATCATTAATTGAATAAATCCTTTTAGCAGGTTTACCACATTTAGGACATTCAATACCCATTTGCATCTCATCGTAAGTTGTTAGTTCTTCACTTACATGGTTTTGTTCGCACTTAAAGTCGTAAAAAGGCATGCTCTCTCATTTCTTTATGGGCAAGTCTATGACAATTAGAACAAAGTAAAACACACTTATCTAGTTCTTTTTGAATAGTTTCCCATCTTTTATCTTTTAAAATACCCCATTCAAACTCTTTACTAGCAGGAACAATATGATGAAAGTCGTATAAGTCTTTATCAAATACACCTTCACATTTCCAGCATTTACCACCTAAATACTCAATGGCTTTTTCTTTCTTAGCGTTTCTTAATTTAGTGGATGACATAATTAGTTTGTAATAACCCCCTCATAAGAAGGGGTTACGCCTAACTAACTACTATGTACCCGGTACTACAAACGCAACACCAGCATCGTTACGAAGTTCTGCAACTCCATAAATAGTATCTGAAGTGAACAAGTCACCAAGGTACTCCTGCTTATATTGTGTCTGACTTCTCACGCCTACTTGTTCCGCTAGTACTAGAGCATCTTTGTGCATTAATACACCTACTCTATCAGCACCAGAGTTACCAGAAGCACTTGGGCAGTTAGAAGAGATATAAATATCTACTCCATAAATCTGTCCAATCTTACCAGTCTTGATAGCTTCACCAGAACCAATGAACTGCTGCTCTGTGAATCTGTTGATTCCAAGCATATCATTAGCTGCAATTGGTGGGATAACCATTACACGATTGTCCATCGGCACATCAGCATCATCAAGAGTTAAAAGCATTCTACGAATACCTGCGTCTGTAATGTCTGCTGCGTTAGATGAGTTACCTGTGTAAGCTGTGCTACCGTTTGAACCGATAACAGCAGTTTCCCAAGAAGCTGCTGCTGTACCACCTACAGTACCACCCTGTAAACCTTCTGCTAGTGCAAATAGGTCAGTATCAACTTGCTTCGCAAGAGCGTAGCCAGCATCATCGGTGTAGAACTTTCTCATTGAAGCTAGTGCTTGAACTTCCGCAATATCTTCAATTAGCTTTGAATATTCGTAATGCTTATCAATGCTTACTGTTACTTTCGTATTAGTAGCTGCTGATAATGTTACTTGAGTGTTTGCTGCTTTAGCACTTGCACTTCCTCTTGCCGGCACAGGAATATATATAGTATCGCCCTTCTTGCCTTTATGAGAAAGTTTAGTGACTAGGTTAGCAACCACTAGATTTGACTTGTACGCACCTATAACTTCATCTGACCACAGTTCAGGAATGAAGTTATTGGCGACACTAGTCGTGACTTGGTTAGTACCTAACGCCATTTTCTTCTCCTATTATAAGTAAAATTATTTAACCCTACCTTCTGCGTAAGCTGACTGAATTTCATCAGCTAAGCTTGCGTATCTAGTTGGGTCAGTTACCTGTAGATTGATTAAATCAGCTCTACGATAAACCTTCTTACCACCTACAGAATCTCCTGAAGAGCGTGTTTCTGAGCTAGTCTTTTGTAATGCCTTTTGTCTTTTGACTTTTTCTTTCTTCTTAACTTCAGCAGTTTTAGTTGCCATGTTAATCTGCTTCCATGTTGTAAACAACTCGTTAGCAGCATCAAAGTCATAAGAATCAGCAGTACGGAATAACTCTTGTCGTATCTTGCTTGCTCCAATCCAGTCACGAAAGTCATTACTTTCCACTATCGCTTTAAAATCAGGATGAGCAGCTTCTAACTGTGCTTGACTCAAAGCTTGATTTTGCATAGCTCTAGTTTCTTTAGCTTTAACTACATCGGGGTGCTTTTCTATAGCTGAGTTGACTGCATTTGCAGGGTCAGCATAGAACTGTTCCTCGAATGGTACTGGTTCTTCCATCGGTGCTGTAGCTTGAGGAGCTTGTTGTTGAGAAGACATTAAAGTTTCAATTAATTTCCGTTGATGTCCAACTTCCATTCCTTGCTTACCTAATATTCTTTCTGCATTTTGGTGCATCTCAATAACTTCTTCAAGTGATTTGCCAGCATACTTCTCAGGAACTATAGATTCTGGTTCTGTTACCTCAACTTCTGTTTCTTCTTGGATATCGTAATCCTGTTGAGCTTCTACCGCTTCTACTTCTTGATTTTCTGTTATTGGTTTTTCAGTTAAAGGTGTTTCTTCTACTACTATACTCATGTTTTGGTCCTCGCCCATTTGGGTTATGAAGTTATATTAAGGTAGAGTCCTTATGAAGAGGATTGTTCTACCGCTAGTTTTGTTGCATCTTCCAAACTTCTTAACTGTCTTAGAATTTGCAACTGACCCTTAGCGTGCCAAAGGTCTTTCTCACTTTCAAGAGTGCGTATGTCTACTACATTCTCTTCAGTAATCTTCATGTCAGCCATTAAGTCTTTCCACCCTTCGGTTTCAAACATAGCTAACCTGTCTTTTAAAAACTGTTCATCATTCTTTGGCATATCTACTGTACCGTTGAATTAATTGCTGCCTTAGAACCTGCTTCTCTAGCCTTAGCTAGATTTAATATAGTTTCTGATTTAAGGTGTTCCATCTCTGGTACATTTCTTTGTGTTTCAGATTGTTGATTTCTTATATCAGCCTTAAGTTTATCTAAACTTAAAGCATCTTTCTGTAATTTAATTATAGACTCTTCAACTTGTATCTCATTAGGTACTGCTTGAGCAGCTTCAGCTTGCCACTTAATTGCCTTAGCTTTTTCTTCTTCAGCTTCAGCTAGTGTCTTTTGTATTTCAGCTTGTGCTTGTTGTATTTGTAACTCAGTACCTATATTTTCTAGTTCTTGTTGCTGTGCATCAGGTTGACTACCTTGCATTAAGGCTTGTACAATCTGGTCACGATTATGAATACTAGAGTTTTGCATCATAGCTAATAAGATTACATCAAAAGCAGGAGAATCTTTAGGTATAGATTGTAACATCTGTACCATCTGAGTCATCTCTAATTCCTTAGCCATTATACCCATAGTTGAATAAGGTATAAACTTATAATCATTAACAGGGTATCTATCTACATCAAATTGTATCTTCCTCCACATTGATTTCTGTATTAAAGGTACAAGGAATGTGTTTTGGAAATTCATTAAAGTGCGCTTTTGTCTTTTAATAGCAGCACTTTGTTGCATAGACATACCACTAGCTGTAGCTCTATCACCTGCTACACCATCAGATGTGCCTGTACCCATTTGAATCATAGCCTGTAAGCTAGATACTTGGTCGAATGTACTTGGGTCTGTTGTTCCCATGTCTAATGGCATAATAGCATCTCTAGGATTACCATTAGTAAGTACTGTCTTGCCCGGTCTAACTTCAAACTTAACACCTCTAGGTAGTCTTGTAGCATCCGCAGCCATCATAGGAGTAGTCGTTAGTGCTAGGGAATCAATTCTAGCTCTCATCTCAGCATCTAATGCTTTCTGTGCGTTATATGCCTTCTCTGAAACTCCTCTACCCCAGAATTTATTAGGAACAATGTCATGTTGGTAAGATATAAAAGGTCTATCCTCCATGATAAATAAGTTTTGCTCTACTCTAAGTATATGTTCATCATTACATATAGTAACTACAGCTTCTACTAGCTCGTCTTTCTTAGTATATTCAAAGTCATCTTTATCTTTAGAAGGTTTAAGGAATCGTTTAGGTACTTTACCCCAGTATTCTGTAATCTTAACTGAGTCAGACTCATCAGCTTGTTTCATCTCAGGGTCATAACCAAATGATACTGTATCATAACTACCATCAAGAGGTACATCTCTATATATACCTGATAGAATACCTTCAACTACATGATAACGAGGTTTAATAACCTCATGTGCTACACCTAAAGCTTCATTAATTGAATTAGCTGATGGGTCTATAAGAAACTCTTTCGGAGATATAGGTTCTACCTTTATATCTATTGAGGGGTACTCTACTAACTGACGAGTAGTAGTGGTTGTACCTTCTACAGGTACTTCAGCAGGTGTTCTTTCTACAGATTGTTCTACAATTATCTTTCCAATACCAGTACCGTAGATAGCACTATTGAGAAATACCTCACATATTGCATCTTTACAGCCTGTTTTCTCTAAATCTTCTTGTAGGAGATTGCGTACATACTCAGCATCGCTAGGGTCTTGGTCTAACATGTCATCCTGTATGTCGAACCACTTACCTCTACCAAATGTTGCCTCCTCTAACTCCGCAACAGCAGACTCAATAGCTTGCTGCATCGCAGGAGCTATGATTCTAGACTTTTCAGAGGTGCGTGTTCTGTCTTCTTGTAGCCAAATACCGCGCCACAGTCGATAATACTCATCCCACTTCTGTACATAGTTAGTATCTCTATGGGTACGCCAGCTTTCTAGCCTATGATTAAGCCATCCAGCTAAAGCTTGATATTTAGTTTCTTTATTCTCAAACATTAAGTATCCTGTCTTTTAATGAAAGAACTTCTTGGATAATTTTCATCAGCTATTTTTATAGCTTCATCAACACTACTATATCTATCTGCAATGGCTTGTTGATATGTACCTTCAGCATTATCAAAATCCATTTCTGGATTTCTACGATTAAGCTCTCCAGCTATCATAGCTCTTGTATTTTCTAAATCACTCATTTCATTAAAAATCTCTTGCCGCTCAGCTAATTTTTGAGAACCTAATTCTTCATCAGTAAAGTATCTACCTTCTTTCTCATTAATAACAATATCATCTAGTCTATCTTGCAGAGTATCAATTTGTTCATTAATAGTTTCCCATTTTTGTTCTAAAGCATCATCACTTACGTTTTTTACAGAATCTCGCCATTCCTGATTAGTTTTAATAGAATCAGGTCGCATTGGGACATCTGCTTTAGGAGTAGCAATTTTAGCTTCTGGTATTAGACTACCATCCATTGCTCGATTACCTTTTAATCCTCTTGATTGAGCTGCTTGCCTAGCAGCTTTCGCTGCTGCTCTTGATAATGCCATGTAATTTCCTTAGAATAAAGAATATAATCGTGGAGTATAGCACACTTTAGGTAGTTGTGTAGATGTTTTTATCAAATTAGTTAATATCCTGCTATTTCATCGTATGGTTCCCAGTCATCTTCCATATCTATAGAGTACGCGAAGTCTGCTATACTAACTTGGTCTATATAGGCTAGGCTATCCAGTAAATCGTCATGACTTAGGTGGTTAGGGAAGTCTAGCATCTGTGATATAAAGACTTTCCAGTCCCTATCTTCATTAAAACTTATCTGTCCATGTTCCATTCTACCTTGAAGGGACCAAGTAATACGCTCAGTCTTCTTCTTACCGCCATGTCTTAGCTCATCTATATGTACGAACCTATTTTCAGTACGCATCTCATCTTCTAGGTAAGGCATAATAGCATTTTTTAAAGAACCTGTTTCTATTCCTACAGTAGTAGCTTCATTTACTTCAGCAGCTTTGAGTATTTTCTTAGCTGTTTCTTTAATACCCCATCTTCCATGTAAAATATCTTTAACCCACCACTTATCTCTATCTACTTTTACAATAGCTATAGATGTTTCGTCTAATTTAGAGCCTTTTAACCCTCTTTCTTTTTCTACAGCTTCAAATCCAGCAGGGTCTACAGCTATAACAAAGTTTCCTTCCTCAGGTTCTTTACCTGTATGAAACCATTCCTCTTTAAAGATACCTCCAGAGAAAGTTTCAAAGCTTGCTTCAAATTCTTGCCTAAATGCCATAGAAGACATTGAGCGTTTTGCTGCTTCAATCTCATCTGCTGCTATATAAGGGTTATCTGTAGAGTTATATTGAAAAGCTTCCCAGTCATCATCACTTTGAGCTTCAGTATATAGGTCATAAAAGTGATTCTTCCCGGCTGGCGTACCAATGAAGAGTGCTTCACCGCGCACGTCCGCCAGAGTCGGTCTTAAAATCTGTTCCCATACAATAGGTTTCATAGAAGCATACTCGTCAAGCAC